ATTAAGTCTAAAGAATTACTTAGTATCCTTCGTAAAGTAAAACCGCACCTATCACAAAGTATTATGACTGCTGCTGATATTATGAAAAATAAAGAAGCAACACACCAAAATCAATTAAAAGCTGCTGTTATTCTAATCAATGCCTACCGAGAATTAGTAATTGACCTGTACGGCAAAGATGTAGATGGTAGCGATGAAGGCGAAGAAATTCAACCTACAGCTACAGTTTCGTTTATCTATCACGGTGACGAAAAAGCTGCATAAGAAAGGATATAAATGATCCCGTATATCGGACCTGCATCTAAAAAACAAGAGATGTTCTTAAATAGTGATGCAGATATTACATTAGCTGGTGGGGCGGCTGGTTGCTTTGACAAAGATACCGAATATTTGTCTCGTACCGGCTGGAAAAAAATTAATACCTACTCAGGAGAAGATATTGCTCAATTTGATCCGATTACGAAAGATATTCAATTTATAACTCCATTAGAGTATATTAAACTCCCCTGCGACACATTGTCAAGAATGTCCGCTAGAGGATTAGATATGTGCCTCTCTGATGAACATCGTGTCCCTTATTGGACAGTTAAAGATTATTCTAAGTTACCAAATGTTATTTCTTTTGGAGAAGTTAAAAATAGACACATATCTTCAAAAACAAAAGGGTGGACTGGAAATATTGGTACAGTATTTAAAAATTCATTTGAAGATGCTGATATTTCTGATGGAGAAATCCGATTGCAGGTCGCTGTACAGGCGGATGGTCGTGTAGTTAAAGAAGGAAAAGATAACTATACACAGATGAGATTTGGAAAGGAGAGAAAATACAAAAGACTCGTATCTATTTGTAAAGAATACGGATTGCGCTACAAAGATAACGGATGTAAACCATGTCCAAAAAATAGTAGTGGAGTTGAGTATGAAGTTATTGTATGGCCGTCTTTTCCAACAAAACTTTTCGATGATTTTTGGTGGACACTCTCTGCAAGACAATTAAAAATTATCGTAGAAGAAGTTGGTCATTGGGATGGAACATTTGTTAAAAACAACGATAGTGTGACTATTAGGTATTTTACTAATAAAGTACAAAATGCAGATTTTATACAATATGCTTTTCATTCTTGTGGAATGAATACTTCGTATGTCATTGATCGAGACAATGTAATTACGGTTAATGCTACATATTCTGGAAAAGGTTTTCGTTGCTTTGCAAATAAAGACGCAAAGGTCAATATTGAGAATTATAAAACTTTAGACGGATACAAGTATTGTTTTTCTGTTCCATCTACATTTTTGGTAGTACGAAGAAATAATAAAATATATATTTCAGGCAACTCTGGAAAGGCTCTTAGGCATGGAGAAAAGGTACTCACTACTAATGGATTTAAAAATATTGAAGAAATCCAAGTAGGCGAGTATATTCGCACACCAAAAAATACCATTGAGAAGGTTGAGGGGGTCTTCCCACAAGGGGTTGTTGATATTTACAGAGTTACTTTCTATGATGGAACATCTATTGAATGCTGTGGGGATCATTTATGGGAATACTCAATATCCAAATCAGGTAAAAGCGGGTTAGTCAGTTCCACAAAAGAATTAAAAAATCTGATTGATAGGGGGACCAGTGTAGCCGTCCCTTTAACAAACCCAGTAGAGATTTCCGACAATACTTACACATTGCCAATTAAGCCGTACACTTTAGGAGTTTTGCTTGGTGATGGGAGTATGTCTACAAATTCAGTTAGTTTTATAACTAATGATAATGAAATCTACGACAATGTAAAAGAGGATGGGTATTTTCTAAACCGATGGCAACCAAATGAGACAAGAACAACTGCAAAAACATACGGAGTTCTTGGTGTTCAACAGGCACTTCGAAACCTAAATCTTCTAGGTACAGTCTCAAATAATAAGTTTATCCCTGAAGTTTATAAGAATTCATCAGTTAGTGACAGATTTGAGTTAATCAGGGGATTAATGGACACAGATGGATATGTTGATGATCGTGGTAATACAGAATTTAGCACAGTGTCTCTACAATTATCTCAAGATGTTCGGGATATTCTGCACTCTCTCGGATTCACTGTAACTATAACTACAAAAATTCCAACATATACATACAATGGTGAAAAACGTAAAGGACAAAAATCCTATATTTTATATATTCGTGGATATCACAGAAAAGAGTTATTCAAGTTAACACGGAAGGCGGATCGTTGTAAATATAGAAAATTTTCAAATAAAATTGTTTCTATTGAATTTGTCGGTAGAGATGAAGCTACCTGTATTAGCGTAAGTGGACCGGATAAACTATTTATTACAAGTAATTTTATCGTAACTCATAATACTTTTGTATCGCTCCTAATTGCATTAAAATATATGCAACATCCAAGAGCTACCGGGATCATTTTCCGTCGTACTTCGGTGATGCTGACTTCTCCCGGATCAATCTGGCATGAAGCTGTTTCACTTTACAGTCAAATCTATCCATCTGGTTTAAAAATCAGAGAGAGAAAACTTGAAATTGTTTTTCCAAATGGAGCACTTTTAAAATTTTCTCACATGCAGCATGCTACCGATATGTATGATCATAAAGGTGGGCAGTACTCTTTAGTTATTTTTGACGAAGCAACCGACTTTACAGAAGATATGGTTGTTTACTTATTGTCGCGTATGCGTAATGCTTATGTAGATTATAAGCCAAAAATGTTTATGATGACTAACCCGCACTATGATAGTTTCTTGCGTCTTTGGATTCAAGACTACTATTTAGATGCAAGAGGAATCCCTATTCAAGAGAGAACAGGGAACAAGCGTTGGTTTTTCCGACAAGGAAATACAATGCTTTGGTATAACTCAAGAGAGGAAGCTGTTAAGGTTCATGGTGAAGGGGATGATAATGGAGTTTCTTCTTTCACTTTTATTGGTGCCACTTGTCAAGATAATCCACCATTACTAAAAGCACAACCGGGGTATATTACAAATCTCCTCAACCAACCAAGAGTAGAGATGGAAAGATTGCTTCTTGGTTCTTGGTTCGCCCGAGTAGAAGCTGCAGGACACTGGAAAAGAGAGTGGATTACTGAAGTTGATGGACCAAACCCATTAGCAAAACAAAGAGTTCGTGCTTGGGACTTTGCTTTTACAAAGCCATCAGAATCTTCACCAAACCCAGACTATACCTGTGGAGTACTTATTTCTAAAGATATACATAAAGTGTATACCGTAGAAAATGTAGTGTCAATAAGGGATAGGGTTCACGAAGTTGAAAAACTTGTCTTTGAGACAGCAAAACGTGACGGAACTGGTGTAGTTATTAGTATTCCTAAAGACCCTAACGCGCAGGCTGCTGCTTACGCGCGAGACTTACAACGCAGACTTGGTGAACGTGGCTATATGGTGCGTCTATGTCCTCCTGTTAAATCTAAGCTGACTCGTTTTGCTCCTTTTAGCAGTATTTCTCAATCTGGTTTTGTTCAGGTTGTAAAGGCTGATTGGAACAAAGAATACTATGAAGAATTAGAGGTATTTGACGGAGAAGGAAAATCAAAAGATGACCAAGTTGACGCAACATCAGATTGTATAACTCTTTTAAATAGAGAGATTACATTGCCCAATAGTATGAGTTTACCGAATCTTAGTACAAATGCTCCTCCAACTTTTAATTTCAATCAAGGCCAAAGTATCATTAGCCTGCCTACTTTCAATATTTAAGGAAAATTAATGAAAAAAACTAAAATCGAAAAAGGGATTGATAAGGCACCTGAAAGATTTAAGCTCGGAGAAATGGGATTCACAGGACTGCGAATTTCACATGGTGTTAGTGCTGATGAACTCGACAGGGATTTGAATTTCCCAAACAATCTCAAGACATTTAAAAAAATGACTGAGCATAGTACTATTAATGGTAGCTTAAACTTTTTCAGTGTGATTATCTCTAAGGCTTCTTGGAAATATAACCCTCCTGACAAAGCCTCTGCAGAGGAGATTAAACAAGCAGAAACAATTAATCAAATGATGAATGACATGGAACATTCTTGGTCAGAGTTTGTTACAGACGCTCTGTCCAATATGATTTATGGATTCTCTGTTCATGAAAAAGTTTATCGTCGTAGATATAAGTCTAACGGAAGTAAATATGATGATGGATTAATTGGTTGGAAAAAACTTGCAATTCGTTCACAAGAATCTATTGAAAAATTTGTATTCAGTGACGATGGTAACGATATTATTGGTGTAAAACAAAATATTAGTCGTATTGCTGACGCCTATAACCAATATGGGAGTAGGGCCACAAATGAAGTAGTTATCCCTTATTCTAAAGTTCTTCATTTCAGAACTGGTCGTCATCGTGGTGATCCTTATGGCAAGTCTCCTTTACGTGACGCTTATTTGGCTTGGAAATACTTGACCTACCTTGAAGATTTGGAAGCTACTGGAGTAGCTAAGGATTTGATTGGTCTCCCTGTTCTGTATCTCCCTCCACAGTATTTATCTGCTGATGCAGGTGATTCTGAAAAAGCAATTCGCGCTTACTATGAGAATTGTCTACGAAATTTACAAATGAATGAGCAATCTGCAATGATTCTTCCTCAAATGTATGATCCTGAAACAAAACAACCTTTGTTTGAACTTGAGTTACTTTCGGTTGATGGTAAAAAATCTTACGATATCGGGAAAATTAAAGAATGGTATAAAAACATGATCATGATTTCTTTATCGACTGATATTTTAACGATGGGGCAATCTGCTGTTGGTTCTTTTGCTTTAGGTTCAATTAAAAATTCTCTTGCAGGCACAGTTGCAATGTCTTTTGCAGCACACATCGCTGATGTCTTAAATCGTAGTTTGATTAGACAAACTTATGAATTAAATGGATGGGATGTGTCCAGAATGGGCACAATGGATATTGACCAGTTAGTAGAAGTTGACCTTGAGTCATTATCGAAATATTGGCAACGTGTTGCATCTGTTGGCTTGGTTGAAGTTGATCGTGAAGTTCTGAATGTCGTTCGTGCAGCAGGTGGTGCGGATGCGAAGCCTATAGACGCTCCTGTAGATAAGGAAGCTTTATCAGGATACCAAAGCAAAGCTGGAGAAGGTATGAAAACAGCCGGAGACGGGACAAGTAAGTCTCCATCTGGAAAAGATTCTTCAAGCATTAATGCAGATAATTCAGCATAAATTAGGGGGCTTCGGCCCCTTTTT